GAATCGATTGTTCTCGCATTTGACAAAAAGATGGCGGATGCTCGCAAAACCTGGTTACTTGAAAGTACTTCGAAAGACGCGAATGAACTTGAAGTTTCGTATGGAAATGTAAAGCAACTCAACATTACAGATTTTGTACACAAGGATCTTGTCAATTTCAGTCTCGCAGATCTTAAGCGATCGATCGCACATGTAGCCGACGGACTCAAACCTTCTCAGCGAAAGGTTATGTACTCATGCTTTCAAAAAAATTTGAGGGATGAAATGAAAGTCGCACAATTAGCCGCGTACGTCGCCGAAAAGAGTTCGTATCATCACGGTGAAGTGTCTCTCGCTGAAACTATCGTAAAACTCGCGAACGACTACACGGGATCTAACAATATCAATCTTCTGGAGCCATGTGGACAATTTGGTACGCGGCTCATGGGTGGTAAAGACGCTTCTCAAACGAGATATATTTTCACGCGCTTGACAAATGATGCCCGTCGAATTTTTGACGCGAAAGACGACGCGATTCTCACGTACCTCGACGATGATGGTCGTTCTATCGAACCCGAATATTACATGCCCACACTTCCAATGGTTCTCGTGAATGGGACGGAAGGTATCGGCACCGGTTTCAGTTGCTATGTTCCACCTTTCAATCCAGTGGATATCAAACAAAATATTATCGATCACATTTCCGGTAAACCTATGAAACGAATGAAACCGTGGTTTAGGGGGTTTAAAGGTCGCATTTTCGAAGACGATGATACCTGGGTCGCGGAAGGTGTGTGGAAAGTTCTCGGTACGACAATCAAAGTTACAGAACTTCCACCTGGTCGTTGGACTCAAGATTATAAAGAATACTTGGACACGCTCGTAGAAAAGAAAATCATCGGAAGTTTTACGAATAACAGTACCACAGAAGACGTAGATTTCGTCATTCAAGAGTACAGGGGCAAAGATATTATCAAGGATCTCAAACTTCAAAAAGTTATTCGCACGAGTAATATGCATCTGTTTCACCCGACAAAGGGTATTCATAAATATAAAAATCCTGAACTCATTTTACTTGATTTCATCAGTCTTCGGTACGAGTATTACAAAAAACGAAAAACACATCTACTCGAAGTACTACAGAAAAAATCTGAAATGTATTCCAATCGCGCTAAATTTGTGACTATGGTCATCAATGGAAGTCTTGTGGTATTTAAACGCAAAAAACAGGATTTGGAAGCGCAGATGTCTACCATATTTCCTAGAGTGGATGGCGCGTATGATTATCTTTTAAACATTAAAACAGTCGATTACACCGAAGAACGCGTCGCATCTCTACTCGAAGAATCGAAACAAGCGAAAATGGATTTGGAAATTATGAAGCATACGAGTCCTCTAGTTATGTGGGAAAATGATATTAAAAATATATAAACAATAGATAAGTATGGATTTGAAAGGTTCAAACACAGGAGCTACACTTTCCTTAAATGCCATAGGTCAACAGGATACATACCTTTTAAATAAAGACACTGAACATTCGTTCTTTAATTATGACATCAAACAACATACGAATTTTTCTAAATATCATAAACGTGTAACTGTACACAAACCAACAAGTGCGGGGCCGTCGTGGCCTTTCGGTGAATCTGTGAAAGTTACACTAAATCCGACAAACATGGGCGATTTGTTGAGTAACATGTACGTACACATAAATTTTCCAGCCGTCGATTCCACTTCTAACATAGCGGATCAGATTGGTCGCCATATTTTTGAATCGGTAGCGATGCGTGTTGATGAACTAGAGGTGGATAAATATCATGACGACTGGGGTATCATATACGACGAATTATACTTGGATGATTCAGAAAAGTATACGAAACGTTACACATTGAACCGAAATGGTGCACAAGGAACATCTATGATAAATGATGCGGCACTTTCTCGGTACCCATCAGAACTAATGATTCCTATTCCATTCTTCTTTTCTCGAAAATATGAAAGTGATGAATATTCGACAAATTTACCGAATAGACCATATTTTCCAACGTGCGCTATTCATAAACAAAAGATTGAATTTGAGTTCAAAGTCAGGCCGATAACATTTTTCACTAATAATCCATCCACCATAACATTAGATACGTTTGATATAATTACAGAAGAGATTACAGTTTCACCCGAAGAGCGTACATTTCTCATGACAACTGAGCAAACATTCATCACTGATATAGCCAAAAAACACCCGACAGAACAGACTATTGTTGGTGACAATAATATTAAATTACAACTCGTCCCAAATATTCCCGTTAAGACGTTGAATTGGTTTTTCAGGAAAACAGTTTTCGAAGATGAAAATGAAGATGATGGCGGTGGTGCCACCATTCCCGAAAAGTATTTCGAGAATAGATTCAACTTCACGAGCAATACTTCAAATTTTACGACGTATAATGATTTTTTCTACCCGGTTATGCAAAGTGCTAAAATTTTTGTGAATGGTCAAGATTTACCAAACATACCAACGCCACAAGCGAATTATTATAAATATGTAGTGACTAACAATTGTAGACTATCGCGTCCAGAGAAAAACATATACACGTACGCATTCTCGATGAATCCGATTAATGTGGAGCCATCGGGAAGCCTAGATTTTAGTCAGTTGAATTCGGATCGTACTATTCTAGATATAAACTTAACAGGGGGATTAACGGATACATATACCTTACATTTATATTACGTCGGATATCAGACGTTTAGATTCAATGGTGGTTTCATGTCACTTGCTTACTAAACAGCGTTTCGTGATGGTCTCGAATATAATCAACAATTTTGTTTTTAATACACCATCGGATGAAATTCAACTGTGCGACAGTCGTATGAATTTCATCTTGTGTGCCCGGAATTGTATACACAATTTTTTCGCTTCGACAAAATGGATCAAATAATTTTTTACTATATCCATCAAGACTGGATTTATATGCGCAGTGTACACTAAAGATTTTTCCATCTCCCGTCTTATACGCTAAATTTGTCTTTTTGGAATAATTCGTGATGAACCACTCGAGATTTCGAAGTGAAATTCCACCACTCTTATTCAGTAGTTCGATAAGTATATGTTTATTTTCGGGTACTGTGTAAAATGTATTGATTGATGATAATAGAATATCCGATTTGTTCATTCTACATAATAGAATCCAATTCTCTAAACTCATTCACGTTTTGATTTTCACAAGCAGGACATCCCGTTACAAACCCAGATGGAAATGCGTGATTGTGACGAAGACCTTGTGGCATCAATATCGGTGTACATGGTCTCGGATCATTCACATGAAACATGCAATACCCATCTTGTATCGCTCGATTCATACAGAGTTTACCATTTTTCTTAATTCCCATGCAGTGCGTCGTATCATCACCCATAAGATCTCGGCGAGCAACCCGTATAGGTACAGAATACAACCTGGAAACCTTTTCGATTATAGAATACAAGGTCTCTTGGTGCTTTTTTTCCATAGAAGACAGTTGATCCCTGTGTAATCGAGTCATCTGTGAAATCTGCTCTCGATGAGATTGTACCATCGGGGCAGACTGTTCTTTGTGTTCACGTTTGAGTTGACTAATATACTCCCTGTGTTTTTGTTCTACAACTTTAACCTGTTCGTTCGTCGCCCGTTTAACCTCCTTGTCGATGATCGCAGTCAACTGCTCAGTGACACCCATGTACTATTAAGGTGTCTTTTTTTTAAATATATCACACAGCAGCATTTGAGATTTGCTTGTTTCAGCTTTCTTTTTCCTAGGTGGTTTAGCTCTCATCAATAGTTCACCAAAAATATCATCTTTCACATTTTCAAACAGGGGTTCAAGAAGATCGCAGACGGGGTTTAGAAATTTATTCAAAAAATAATATGCATAATCGATGGGTAAATTATGCTCTCGAACATACACCGGATCTTCCGACTTTTCAAATGCACGCGCCTTGGGATCTTCCGTCTTGATTAAAATGTACGGTACACGATCACCTGACTGCGGTTCTGAACCCGGTTGACGTTCGCGCATTTTTCGAACGACCTGAACATGCGCTTGATTAATACTGGCAACCTGATGTCCCGTCACTGAAACACTCTCACCCTTCACTTTATACGTGTCGGATAATGATTGACTTAAAATGAGTTTTTCGTTTGGAACGTCACCTTCTAAAAGTTCAACCGCACGTTTTCTCGCCAGCGCTTTAGGTGCGTCCGTGCCACTACTATCCAACACGACATCGAGCAGTTCCTTACACACCTCGCGCACGTGTGGTGTGTTATCACGACGTACCAACTGTAGACCTTTCACATCTATGTAATCCATGTTCATACTTCCATCTTTACCTTTTGTCCAAAGCTTCGCGGCATATCGTTTTTTTGAATATAAAAAATACGGACAGTATACCTTTTCGAGTTCAAGATTATTTGGTGCTTTGAACAACTTGGTACATTCATCAGCTGCACGCTCTCCCAGTTCCCAACTATATTCAATGGCTTCTTTACCTGTTCGACCTTGTACATCGAATTCAATCATCACGGAATCTGTATCTCCATATCTTACCTTCGACCCGGGGTAATGCTTTTCAACGTACGTCTTCGTTTCGTCAATCATAGATCTTCCTTTTAAGGTTGTCGTGGACGCGATGGCTACACACGGTAAAATTCCTTTAGACGCTCCAGTAAAACCGTACACGGAGTTCATAGAAATTTTATATGCGAGCTGTTTACCATTATACATTTGTTTTGTAGCACCAGTTGAGTTTGCCATATCTTTTTTCGCTTGTTTTCTAAACAATTTCAACTCTTTCAAAATACTCGGTAAAATGCTAGGAACGTCCTGCGCGAATGTATGTTCTCCAAATCTCTCGTATGTAATACCAGGTAAATTATCGTATTTGGGATCTTTTACAAGGGTCGAATAACATAAATTGTGTGCCATCATGATAGACGGGTACAACCCTTCGAAATCGAGTGCTGTGATGGGTGTGTAATACGCTCCGGATTGTGCTTCCAGAACAGTAGCACCGACGTACCCCGCATTATCCGTGTACCCATACTCATATGTCGGAACTTTAAATCCCATCTCACGCGCCTTTTTCGTCAACTGACTAAACACCTTGATTTGCTGACCACGCTCTACCAGGTAACTCAGGGGTACCCACGTCGCTTTTGCCATTTCCAAAAGATTCATGAGTGTACAGAGTCTTGTTAAAAGTCTATGTGGAAGAAGTGTATCTTTAATACAATATTCGGCAACTTCTCGCAATTTTACAGGATCAGCTTCCACGTACCGCGCAAACATTTCTTTCGGAGGCATATCAATCTTCTTATCACCCAAATATTTTTCAGAAACACTATCAAGTTTATACGAATCTAATTTATATTCACGTTTGATTTCGTGAAACATATCAAAAATAAAACGACCGGGCATTGGGACTAGTTTTAATTCATTATCACCCAGAGCACTTGATGAAAGTTTTTTACTCGTAAGATTACACGTGTACCCTTTGAGTTTACTCATATGAAAAAAAGTCAGAGGACAGCTGTTTAACATACCACGTTCCATGATATACTCAAGATCAAAACCAAATATGTTCCACCCCGTTATGATGTCTATGTCATGAATATGAAGATACTTAGAAAACGCCAATAATAAATCACGTTCAGTGTCGAAGCTAGTAATTGTACATCCTTCAAGCTTTGGATCTGTGTTTTTATAACAGAGGCATGTTTTATCAAATGGTTCGTCTTCACCGAATCGTACTAATGAAATCGCGATTTGAAAACAAGCATCGCCGTGTACACGGGGACTGGGAAACTTCCCAGTAGAACTATAACATTCAATATCAATTGACGCGATCACGAATGGGGCTATATCAGTCGTTTCTATGGGTTTTAATAATTTCCAATTTTTACACTGTAAATCGATATCTACGTTCGCGTGAAACGCTCTCGTACAGGAGTTTCCTGTATCAACCCAACCCGTAGATTGAATACCGGTTCGATGCATTAATCTCAGCACAGGATCGACGTTCGATTCGTATATTTTCAATTTCGTCTTCAACCCATTGATGGATTTACGTAAACGATTACTCACTTGACGCCGCGTCGCCAAGTCAGAACAATATACCTGTAAAAATTGAGAAATTTCACCATTCTGAAACCCTTCCATATCTTTGGCTTTCACAATATCCGTGTGTGAAATACTATCTGGACACACTCGTTCGATACACGTCACCAATGTTTTTACACTCAAACCTAACGGAATCTTGATAAAAAAATAAGGAACAAACGGTGTGGTGACACATACTGATTCACCGTTCATAGTTTTACCGAATAGACGTATAATGTGTTCGTCATTTTCGTCACGAGCATCCCACGTCAACACCTGAAATTGGACCATACTTCGTTAACGAGCTAAAATTTTAATATCATTTACTAATAAATGTCAGCCGCATTAATTGATCTTGTATCGAAGGGTGCTCAGGATGCCTACATCACAGGATCCCCCCAGGTTTCCTTTTTCCGCCAAAATTACAAACGTCACACGAATTTTTCCATCAAACCCGAGCGTCTCGATTATGTCGGAACATTCGCCGCTGGTAACGAGGTCGTGATCCCTCTGCGTACAAAGGGTGATCTTTTAAGCTATGTATGGGTCGAGGCCACCAACATCGGCCGCGGTGGTGCGCAGCGTACCGGTTTCTTTAGCACCGACGACACCAGCACGACCGAGTTTTCTCTTTGGATTGGTGGTCAGGAAGTGTGCCGCCTCGACGCCCTTTTCATTCAGGGTGTTCACAACTTACTCTACAAGCAAGATGGCGCTAAGGCGAGTTGTGCCGTGACGCTCGACGAGGTTTCCGACAACGCTAAGGGAACTGATGCGGCTGCCGATCATTATCTCATCCCCTTCTTCTTCTCCGAAGATTGGACCAAATCTCTCCCTCTCACCGCGCTTCAGTTCCATCAGGTCGAGCTGCGGATTAAGTGCCGCAGTGGTACGGGTGCTTCGGGTACTTTTCAACCGGGTTCTACCCCCAAGGTCTACGGTACCTATGTGTACCTCGACACCGAGGAGCGTCAGATGCTTGTTGATAATGAACATGAGATGCTCATCACCCAGACCCAGTTCCAGCCCATGTCTGCGAACGACGTCGACATCGATCTCACCTACTTCAACCACCCTTCCAAGGCTATTCACGTCGTCTCTTCCGAGGCTGATAACTCGCAATGGGATACCAACTTCACATTCGACCGCGCTTCTCTCTACATCAACGGCACCGCTCTCTTTGAGGAAATGTCTCCCGTCTACCACCACAACGTCGTCCCGGAGATGCACTGCACATCTCTTCCGTCGGCGACTCTCAGCACCGTCTCTACTTTTACGTGGCCTTTCAGCTTAAAGATGAACTCCTCTCAGCCCAGCGGTTCTCTTAACTTCTCGCGCATTGATAACGCGAAGCTTAACCTCACTGGTACAGGTACCAGGAATGGTAATATTGTGCGTGCCTATACAGTCAATTATAACATTTTGAGGATAAAAGACGGTATGGCAGGTATAGCGTTTGCGAATTAAATATGTTTATCCAGAAGATCCAAAACCACGAGTTCCGCGTTCAGTATCCTTAATAGCATTAACTTCTTCAATAAGAGGCGTTTCACACTTTTCCAAAATAAGTTGAGCAATGCGATCACCCTGTTTAATTTCAAACTTTTCACTTCCGTGATTAAACAGAATGACCTTCAATTCACCCGTATAATCAGGATCGATAACACCCGCCCCTGTTTGAATTCCATGCTTAACAGCAAGTCCAGAACGAGGAGCGATACGTCCGTACACACCCATGGGAATAGTAGCGGCAATACCAGTGTTTACAATTCCACGTTCCATAGGTGGGATGAACATGTTAGAGGTACTATATAGATCATACCCCACAGATCCGGGGGAGGCGCGTGTAGGTACAATAGAATCTTCTGAAAGGCGTTTGATAAGAAGCTTCATCTTATTGTCATTACAATCAAAATCTTTATACTAGATTACATTTCGGTGTGATTAGTCATCCACAAAAACGTATACGGATCAATATCGTAAAACACCTTTCTTACATAAAACATCAGAAACGTATTAATAACGAGTGATACATATAGCAGACATTTAACTGCGTTGTGACCGCGTAATTTATCCATCACTCGCTCATATTCTTCGGAACTTTCTTTACAATCGTCATTCAAATTCGAACGAATAAGTTTGAGATCATCGATAACCATTCGAAGACTATCAACAGTATCCATGATGAATATACTTTCTGTATACATTCATCATCGACTTAAGTGAAAATTATATTCAAATAATGTAAAATGTTTTATTGTCGCGCGTGTTTACGAGTCTATGACGGGTTTGCTCAATGTTGTTATGAGATGGACCACGTTGAACTAGTTACTTCCGATTCGGATAACGAATCTTCTCAGTCTTGAGCGCCTTTTCTACCGCGAGAGCACGCTTTTCTGCGTACATTTTTTCACGTTCTTCATAACTCATTCTGTTTAGAGATTCAGTGGGTTTTTTGCTCGAAGGGTTCATTTAATGTAAATGTGTGTTAATCTTTATGTTACATTTATATTCAAATAAGTGGGCAACTATTGGCTGTTCGGTTCGAATATTTTAATAACATAGTCAATTTTACCAATATAAGTTGTTACCGGAATACTACGGGACCACCGCGACCACTGGTGGGAGGAGTATAACCACCGCTACCACCGCGACCACCGCTACCACTGGTGGGAGGACCACTGACGGGAAGTGTCACGGGACCACCGCTAACCACCGCGACCACCGCGACCACCGCGACCACCGCTACCACCGCGACCACCGCTACCACCGCGACCACCGCGACCACCGCGACCACCGCTACCACTGGTGGGAGGACCACTGACGGGAAGTGTCACGGGACCACTGACGGGAAGTGTCACGGGACCACCGGTGGGAGGAGTATAACCACCGCTACCACCGCTACCACCGCTACTACCACCCGTGTTACGGTTGATGGAACTCCAATAAGATTTAACATTACTAGACTCACCCTCTTTCAAGTCCCTACACTTATTTATCCGCAATTTATCATCGTAATCGCAATACAATTTACCTCGTGCGTCACTACGATCTATATATACACACGCGTTCATATACTTTGTGCTCCCAGTATCGGTGGGTGGTCCTTTCCCTTCTTTCAATTTCCAATCTTCCGGATTACCTAAAATTTTTTTAGAAACGTATTTCTCATTATACTTAGTAACATCATCTTCTCGATTGGTTAAAGA